TATCTCTATCAAACATTACGTAAGCAGTTAGAAGTGCTCCATAAGTACTATTAGAATACCCCATTGAAGCTAATTCTTGAGAATAAGAAGCTGCTGTAGTTGGAGAGGGGTTAGTCAAAGAACTAGTTAATTGCGCTGCCGGACTAACCATTGCCCAATTAGTATTTAATACTTTAAAAGTTGTACTTGAAATTGAAGCTGTATCAAAGTCGGATTTTACACCTAAAGGTAGCTCTGCAACTCTTGGCCCTGAATAAGAACCGTAAGGATCTTTAATAGTTATTTCTGAAAATGTGTATCTACTTCGTCTTTCAGGAGTTATAGTTCTAACTCCAATACTCCATTGTCCATCTTCTAATTCTGTTAATGGGTACGAAGTTTGGTTAGCATTTTTTATTTCAATTACTTTTTCATCAACAGAGGGAAAAATCTCTATCTCATAACCACTAGCATGTTCATATATTGCTGTTCCCTCTGCATTTAAAGGTGGATCCCACTGAACAATTATTTCATCCCCTGCAGTTTCAGGCTTAGGAGTACGTAGTAAATAAACACTTCTAGGAGGGGGAGCATTGTCTTCTTCGTTTACATAAACCTCATCTTCGACATCAAGTCTAAATTCAAGATCGACAGCATCAAATTTTGCATTTGAAAAATTCGCCGCAGATATTCCTACTGTTAAGTTATCCTCTTCAGTTATTCCTAATATCTTATATTCTTTGTAGGAGTATGCTGCCTTACCTGTAGTTGTCTCTTCTTTTATTGCCCAAATGCAGTCGCTTGCTGTGGGTGCATCATTAAATTTAGGGCTTGCTTGAGAGCCTCCCATAGTATCAAAGGTAATAACTGTCTTACCGCTAACTACAGACACATCCCCCGAATTAAATTGAAGGGTCTCTATAGCTGTGCCATTTACTAATTCTAATAGTACGGTTTCGTTATCAGCACCATTATTATTCTTTGCAGAAACAATATGCCCTCTTAAAACACCATCCTCTTGAGCCATATCTACAGCCCCATACGAAAGAGTGGCAGAATTGTCAGAAGGCAACCAAATACTTTGTATTTCATCTCCTCTGTTATATGTAAGAGCTGATCCACTAGAAGGAGTAATTGTGACAGAATCTTGAGCTAATACAAGTTTTCTCGTCTCTACTAATACCGACATAGTGTAAGTAGAATTTGCATTAAAGGCATAAGAAGATCGTTCAGAATCTCCTCCGTCTACCTGCGGTCCTCCAGATTCTGTAGATATATCTCTATCGAGAGTTATTTTTCCTTGACTACTTGAGTTTATAAGTTCATACGCAGAAACTCGGCCACTAAATGCTATACCATAGTCATCAGCGTTTTCTACATTAATTATATCTCCTGGCTGTAAAAAAGCAGCATTAATACCAGTCTTAAAACTAATAATCTCTGTTTGATTGACAGCGGTCCATAGTTTCCACTTACCATATCGTAAGGCCTGTCCTTGAGAAGTGCAACCAAAAGCATTTGCTTCTATTTTGTTTATTCGTCCTGTGTCTAAAATATTTTGCCTATCTTCTACAATTATTGGCTCTAATTTGAATTGAGATTTGGGGTTATTCCAGCTAACTATAATTTGATTGGCACGGGTCTTTGCTCCTGTGCCTTCTGTTTTTATCTCACCGTCAATAATATTTGACTTACCAAAATTATATATAGGAGTTCCAGGACTATCTTGTACTGTTAACAACTGCCCGTCCATCCAATACAGCATACCTCTGAACACAGTAGCCATATCCTTTAATACTTTATAGCAATCCGTAGCCTTTGTAAAATAAATATTTGCTCTAAATCTAGGCTCCTCACTTCCATTACCGTCAGGCACTAGTTCATCACAATACTTTGCAATTTTATATAAGGAGTACTTATCAATATCAATATCTTCAATATAGCCACCAAGTCCATAACGATCGTTAGTTACCATATCATAAAAAACCCAAGCTGGATTATCTGTATAAACTAAATTAGGTTTAAAAGTTCCATCCCATAAAGCCCCGTATTCTGCTTTAGTAGGATCTGACGCTAAATGTCGAGGTGTATAGTTTGACGGAATTCTTACTTTCTTTCCAAGAACCTCATACATTCTTGTAGGTATACCAGAATAGTCTCTAGCACTAAATGTAACTGTACCTAAAGCAGTAAAAGGATAGTTTAATTTCTCTTTAATTATAGCTACTAAACTAGTTATCTGTGAACCATCTACAGCGGCTAAATTATTGTCGTCTGAATCGCGTAAGAATTGAACTTTTGTTCCGTTTGAAGTAGCAGCTTGATATTTACCGTTAGTTTCATTATTTATAGCAGTAGGACTTAATCTAGTTACTAGAACTTTTAAATCTTCATAAGGCTGTAAAGGAGTCATATCAATAACATGATCCCTAGAAATAGCTGTCTTTGTTTTTCTATAGTCGACTAAGCCTCCAGAGTTATACATATTCTCTATGCCGTACTGCCATGCTCCGTCTCTTTTTACTACTACATGTACTTGGTGCCCTGCTGCGTGGTAATAATCTCCACCGCTTCCTCCCGTATGATATATCCCTGCGGGGTATCTTAACTGTAATCGTAACTCATCAATTTCTGAAATTTGTCCGCTGGTCATGCCAGTAGCACTTAGTGTAATAGTTTTTGTCATTAAAGTTATACGACCATTACTTAGTCCTGAATCTTCAACCCAAGCTTGTGTGCCTTTAGTTCCAAAATCTTCTCTATAGTATGCTGTGCCTCCGACTCCATCACTTCTCCAATGACTTCCTGTTACTTCAAAGGGATTTTTGTTACTATCGCTCAAAGTTACTGCACGGCTAGAGGTTCCAATTCCTGCTAACTGTTTTAGAGGTGCTTGGAATTCTGTCCCTCTTCTAAACTGAATTGTACTATCTTTTACTTTTGCGGATCTGTTTGACTTATCTAATACTGACGATAAAGCAAATAATTTTTTAGTAATGGCATAGGCATTTGTATAATTATTGTTGACTTGTATCTTTTTATTTCCGCTTGATAGTACAATTTCTGCTTTTAGGGCAAGATCAATTTCTACAGTAACTAAAGTTCCTTCATCTGCATCGTCTTTTGAAAATAAATTGTGCATACCCCAACCACTACTTATCTTTTTTAGTATTGCTTTAGGTCCTGCCGCGTTAGTTATGGCATTATCACTAGAGTCTCTGATTTGATCAATTCTATACTCATCATAAGCATCATCGAGTTTATTTCCGAGGGGGTCATGCATATGTACTCGTAAACGATGATTACCGTTGGTTAACGTTCCACTGTCCGATTGATAAAATTGTTCGAAAGGATTACCACTAGAAGCAGTTAAACCTAACTCTGCATTTGAAACAGGAGAAAAAATACCATTTATAGTAGTATACCACTGCTGTTGAAAGTGATTAATAGTTGCAGTAAAACTCGCAACACTAAATATAAAAACAAATCTGTGATGGGTTGAGTCAGTTTCTTCAAGAATATTTAGTGCAGAAACATTAGTAGGAGCACTACCTCCTGTACCTGTATAAACTGTTCCCAGCTGTGTCGCACCCGCTCCTATAGAAATACTTAGTGTATCATTGAAAAATGCGGCTTCTGCAGAAGTATCATGTACAGGATCACCATCTAAAAATACAGAGGCAGAAACATCATAAAGACCTTCAACCGGACCTTCACAGATCAGATCAGTTACTGAAGCTATTTGATTTTTTGATGCAATACCTCTTTTATAGAGCATACCTGCAGCAAATCTTCGTCGATCTCTAGCTGTAATAGAACCAGATGACATTTATTTATTCTCCTAATTTATTGCACTATCTTGTGCTAAATCTGTATTTAATTCCCTGGTACGACTAGGCCAGCCTGTACTAAGGCCTACATTGTTACCTGTAATAGGATTATAACTTGAACTAATAACATCAAATGAAATAGGCTGTCCTGGAACCCGTAAATGACCATATAATACAGGTACAGGATCACCCTCAATAATATTCTGCTCATCACCATTAAACATGTATGAAGACTCTTGGTCACTATCTGTAGCAGGGTCAGGAGCCATCATTTCTGTCAATCCTGCCATACCTAAGTGTACAGAGGTAGCTGCTAACATTTTTAATCCGAACCCTTTTAAACCTCCGGCTTTAATGGCCGCCATAAAACTACTTTTCATAGTTATTGCTGGACCAGTAAGAGGTCCAGCAAGTGATGGGGCCACCCCTCCTTGTGCTGCCAAGATTTGTCCGCCTGTTGCAATAACTACATACATAATTGCTATTGCTGCAATTATTTTTCCTATCCCTTTTGACCCTGCAGGAATAGGAGTAATCATAATATCTCCTTTTTTCATAGGAAGAAGTAATTGATTTTCATCTATAATTTCAGAACCTTCGACTGTAATACTAAACCCTGTCTCATTTTCCATGCAATCTATCATATAAGGTCTAAACTCTGAAAAATTAGCATCAGCACAACGAAATACATCTTGTAGTGTTTCAGCTTCAACCTCAAAACTAGGGATGAACTTTGAGCCTAATGTGCCTTCTAAATATACCTTACGCAGCATGTCTATACACTCCTGTTATCCGTTTATACCATGCAGGATATAAGCTTTCTCTACAAGATAATCTATTTATTGCATGATGATAAAAAATATCATCTCCTATATACACTCCACAATGATTATTTTTTGGAGCATATAGTTTAAAAATAAGTACATCATTTGGTTTAATTTCTTCTAAAGACACTGGTACATGATTCCATTCTTTAATAATTTCTTCCGTGAAATAATCTAAGTCTTTATCCCACCAGTCATCTTCAAATAATGCCCTAGGAGGGATGTTTATATTTTGTACTGCTAAATAGTCTCGTGTAGCTTCAAAGCAGTCCATAGTTCCGAACTTATAATTTCTACCATATAAGTTGGTTATATTCTCTTCTGGTTCTAAAATATTTAGATCCATTTCTGGATAGCTAAATATATAATAAGGTATTCCTAATGCATTGCAATAGTTTATATCCGCTTCACTAGCTTCTGATGTTGTATCTGGATGACTATGTACTATTGCTATAATATCAGTCGTTCTTAATATTCTTAAATATTCGGACGAATCTATAATAAAATCTTCATCATCTTTGGCAACGTTTGTGCATGGAAACCACTTCTTTTTTCCTTTTACTACTGCTAATATACCACAACCTTCCCGTGGATACTCATTTCTAAAATGTTCTTCAATTTCATCAATGTACTGCACTATCTAAACTTCCGACTTCCAGGGAATCCTCCAAAGGGTAAAATTGCGTTTGTATCTCGCTCTGTAGATTCAACAGTAAAAGTTTCAGAGTTAGCAACTGTTCTTGGTAAAAATTGGTAACGTTTTTTACAAGATATTAATAGCTTTCCACATGCATCACCAGTACCCCAATATAATGAACCAGCAGAGGGCTTCTCCCCGCTACTTGTTGGTAAACTAGCTGTATTTCTCCAAATGGTTGAAGTATCCACATACCCTATACTATCCTCAGTATCAAAAGTTCTCATAGGATACAGTACATAATCATTTCTTAAATTATTTGTTGCATCTACATTATATTCTCTATCAGTCCATCCAGAGTAGTGGCGTATTCTTTGCCATGAGATCGAATTTTTAGCAGGGTCACTATTTACAGCTCCTGCGGCTCCTTGATATAACCAAAAAAGTTCATAACTACCTTCAGTAGTATAAACTATATCATTTACTGCCAATGTCATACCATTGCTCCATTGCAGCGGTTTTATTTGAGGTGCGGACGCAGAGGTTCTTCTAGACCATGTACCTCCACTATAGGTATGAGTTACTCCGAAAAAAATAATTGGTTCATCATTTACAGTATAATATACACGATATGAATAATCAGTATCAGAAATATTATATTTTGCAACGCCATTCAAACTCCAAGAACAACCTCCTCTTTTCTGAGCCGGAGCTAGTGCGAAAGTCATTGGTCCCGCTTCTACAGAGCTACTACCAGACCCATTGGCTATCGCGGGAACATTACTTTTTAGTGTTATTGTACTGTCGTCATTTGCAATCGCACTAATTGTTCTAAGATATTCTCCACCTATTAATATTCTATCGCCTACAGCGAGTTCTGCTTTGAATTCGGTTCCAACTCCTGTAAGAGTTGCACTAGCACTACCGCTATTATGTACAGTTCCTGTGGCATCTGGTTTAGTAACTGGATAATTTTTTCCTTGATAAATCCAACTACAATATTTACCGATAACTTCTCGTGCAGGTACTCGTAGTCCTGACAAATCAAAAGGAGAGGCAAGTTCTATAGTAATAGCCAAAGCTGTCTGATCAACAACCCTATCTATAATATACACGTTTTTTGGTAGTTCTATAAGATCTTTGGTTGCTGCCGCATCGCTAGACTGTCCAGAATTTATACTTAAATACTTTGCTAGAGTTCTTCGCTTAGTTACTCTTTTCCCAACTAATTTGTCTACCTTGAACCCTTCTAATCCTGTAGCTGTACTGCCTTCAGCGAAAGCCGCACTGAATGAATTTTGAAAAGTTGATGTTGTCCGTAGTATTGATTCTGCATTAGCCAATGTAAGAGTGGGGCGATTCATAGCACCGTCATTAGAAATCTCTACTGCATCCATGGCTATCGGATAACCGTAATAAACATTCCCATTAAAAACAACTTCTCCATACTCATCGTTTTTTATGTCAGTTCCAGTTACAACCATACCTGCTTCTATATTACCGCTCCATCCTGAAGTTGCAGTTTGTCCTGAAATTGTATCTACTGTGACTGTATTGTTATTTGTTACTGCCCCGTTAACCAATGCTGTTTTAGTTTGTGTTGCTCCAGTAGCTGCATTAACTCCTGTAAAAGTTAAAGAAGAATTATCAGATAGAGTCTGAATAGTATTTAATTTAATTGTTGATCCAGATATTGATAAAACACGAACAGTAGCATCAACTCCTGGGTGAAATCGTAAAATTTTCTTAGAGGTATACTCTATCTCGTATAGATCAACAAAGCTCTCGGAGACCTCTAAACTTTGCAGATCAGTTGAAATTAAATGGTCTTGACTCATGGTTGATAAACTCGTCTAAAAGTTGCACTAAGACTATAATGGTTTCCGCTATTATATTGTATGCTCCAAGTATCACAAACTACTCGTATTGTTTTTTCATCTGTTGCTGTAGTATTGTTAGAATCAGGGATGGTAAAGTCGAAACTAGTTACTGCTGCTTTATCGTCAAAAAATTTAAGAATATCATCAGCCTCTGCCTTAGGTCTATTCGCAAGGGTAACACTATAAGTCTCTTCGAGAGGGTTTAAACCTTTTTTTGATCTTTGTTCATATCCATCTCCAAATTTTGCTGATATAACAGCAGGTTTTGTGGCTCGAGATAAAGTCTTATCAGGTTTTACAGAAACTGTTGAACTAATTGCTGGTACTATAAATCCGATTGCCATTATGCTGCTCCATAGGGGTTAAGAATACCGCCTGATCGTTTCTGATATTGCAGTTCTTCTTGTACTGCTTTAGCTACCATATTTCCTAAATTTTCACCCATATTGGAATCTGCTTTAGTTTCTGAGTCAGAAGCATTTCCATCCATATTTACAGTAACACTAACATTATTTTGCTGCTGGCCCATAGGTGCGGCTGTTTGTTGAGGAAACTCTACAGGTATTTTTCCACCACTAGGTAAAGGGACTACTGCTTCATTACCGTGAAGAACTGCATTATACCCATTAGCGGGGCCCCTTGCAATTCCTCCCACTGTATATCTTTTTCCTTTTAAAGGACTTATTCCACCCCCAGCAAATTCTGGAGTTACACCGCCCTCTTTAAATCCAAAAAAGCTACTCGCGCTTGCTACAGCTTGTAGCGCAATTTGTTTTGCAATCATTTTTGCAAGATCAGCAAGTATTGCTTTTGCCATATCTGCAAAGGCTTCTTTGGCACTCTTTGCACCCGTAATCATTCCTTCAAACGCACTAGCCATGCTATTATTTACGGTATCATATAAGCTTTGAGTTTGTTCAATTTCTAAATTTAAATCAAACTGAGCAGCAGCTAAGTCTGTTACTGTGCTTTTCTGTTTAGCATCTAATCCCTCAGGACCGGCCGAAAGCTCGGCTTGATATAGCTGTTCATTTATATATGCTTGTTTAGGGTCTAGAGACATTCTATCCCTTCTCCCTTCCAAATCCTTATTAGCTGTTTTCATTTGGGCAATTACTTGTTGAGTTGTTAATTTTTCTAACTCAAGTTTTTGTTCTGCAAGGGCTAGAGCTTCCCCTGCAGCTATCAATGCTTGCCTTCTATTCTCTTTTTCTTCTTCACTAAGGGTTTTATTGGTCATCCAAGATTCTGTTGCTTTTATAAGTCCTTCCCTAGCTATGTCTACTTCCGCTTTCTTATTTGCTAAGGAGAACTGTCCCTGCTTTCTAGCCCTCTCTAGTGATGATCCGGAAAATAGCGCTAATTCTTTATCTTGCATCCTTCTAGTAGCTACTAGTGCATTTTGTAGTGCATTTTGCTTCTTTTGTACTTCTAATATTGCTTCTTCAGTGGTTAGTGCTGCTGATGAATTTTTTGTACCCTCTTTTTTAAGATTTAAATTATGCTGGCTAACTTCTACTTCAGTATTTGCTTGTTTTAACGCTGCCTGAGCCGCATCGTGAGTCTTTTCTGCCTCTGTCAATATCTCTGC